CCGGACAATCCTGCACCAAGGATCAAAGCATCTGGAAGAGATGGTTCTTCGCCGGTGATCGGAGGCAGGTTAAGCACACGCTTAACACGCACGTCGCCAGCGCTGAAGGCAAGAAAATCTTCCTCGGAGGCCTGCGGTTCGGCTGGAAAACCGATAAAAAGAGGGAACTAGATTTTCGGAAATCTCAAATTCGCACACGAGATGCGCTTGTCAAAACCCAATATAGCAAGCGCATTGTCGAAATTCTCATCGCCGGCGAAAAGTTCCCCAATTGGATGGCCACCCTCACCCGGGAGTACAAGATCACTACCTCACTCCGGGCTGCCATCGTCAAAGCCGCCGCCACCGTTTTCCGCGATCTCACCAGCGATTTCAAGCAAGAGATTTGCCCGAAGTGCCTCAAAGACTATCAGATTCTGGTCACCGAAGGCACGTTCCTTGTGCTTCGCAATCACTTTTACGAAAGTTCGCTCCGGCTGAAGCAGACTTCGGACGAGGCTCCTACGCCCATCCCGGATTTTCGGCTCTCCCCCACGAAGGCGTAGTGACGCGCATCGGTGGAAGGGGGATACTCCGTCACAGACCCTGTCGAGGGCCCGACAAACGGGAGAAGAAACCATTCGTGTTCACTGGCGATTGGAAAGTTCTCGCTGACTCCGGAGGAAACATCGTCCAAGTCAAGGATGATGGCTGGCGGGTTCGATTCGAAACGCCGGAAGATTGCGTTAGTGAAGGCAAGGCATACCGATCCGTATGGGGGGGGATATCCCATAACGGAAGCATTTACAAAAATTCCGGTTATAACTTGTCACGCGGCCTCAGCCGCATCCTTTCCGGTAGAGTGGACCTGCCGACCGAACTCGCCCTTCGGAGCCGCCAGAAAGAGTTCATTGAGAACGCGCCCACATATCTCAGCAAGTATCTGCAATCTTGCTTCGATGTCACCTTTCTCGACACTTTTAGCGAAGCCCTCGCCCACCACGACGACCCACACCCCAAGAAACGGCTTCGAATGGAAGCCTTCCATGAAATCATGGTTGACATGCTTGAGGGAAGTTGGCTCGCCAAGGGAGCGGCCCGGAGATTCACAGAGTATGTTCTATATAAATGCAAAAAGGGGGAAATTGCGAAACCCGGAAAGTTCATCCGACTCATCGGGGACCTGGGATGCCCCGCCTCCCTTCGCGGATTTTGGGTAACGAAGTTGATCAAGAAGAAGATGGCTGCGGAAGATTTCATCTTACCGCGCGGAAGAATGCACTTCTGCATGAAACCCGGGTTCGAAGAGTTGCGAAACGTCTTCACTCGGCTTATTGAGCCAGAAGACGATTTTTACTTTGTTTACCATAGCGACGACTCATGCCTGTCGTTCCGAGATCCTGAGGGAGATGTGCACTGGTTCAACATCGACATTTCATCATGCGACACCTCCCACTCACAAGCCATTTTCGAGTTGTTGAGCGACGTCTCAGCGGGAGAAGTCGAGCGCTGCATCGACAAACTGGTTAAGCAATTGGGTGCCCCAATTCTCGTCGTCAACCCCGAATGTCGGCGCCAGTTCGTTCTGCTTGTTTGCACCTTCCCCAGACTCTTCAGTGGTTCTACGTTAACCACCCTTTTGAACAACGTCGCCAATTTACTAATTGGCACCGCTCTCTACGAAGCTTACGAGAACGGAGAGCTCGTCGCCGGAACCGACTTTGCCCCAATCATTGCGCGAGCGGGTTATATCTGCAGCGGCACTCTCCCCCCGAAACTGAGCTGCGAGACTTTTCGGCATGCAGACGAGGAATGCTACTTTCCCGAAGACATTCTCTTCCTGAAGCATTTCCCCGTCACAGACGCGAAGCTCGGC